TGTAATTAGTGAGCCTGTAATCGCAAGAGGGCTAGACGCTCCAATAATAACACCGTTAACTGATCCGCCTGTTATCACAGCGTTGCTTGATGCAAAAGTGCCGTTAGCTGTTAATGTGCCTGTAACAGTAGCTGTAGTTGTTGTAAGTGAAGAAGGATTGGTTCCTAGCTCAACAATTGCTGTAGATGCATTCTCAGTAAAAAGTCGTTTATCTGTGACGTTGACCGCAAGTTCGCCTTGAACCAAGTCACTCGTAGTGGGTACGGCTGATGCGGTTGAGCTGTTCTTGGTGACTATCGTTGCCATGTTGAATTCCTGTAGTTACCACTTGGTTTTGTGCGACCAGTATCGAGCTGATAGTTTAGACGGATTAGAGTCTTGAGCGTTATGCCTGGCATAATAGGATTTTTTCCTTGCCTTTTCTTTGGCAGTCTTGGGATTGCTCCCTGCGCCCTTAACACCTTGCTGCCCAAATCGGACAGTCTTGATTTGATCACCAACTTTGGCCAATACAACGTGGCTTTTAGTAGGATGGTTAGGGGTTTTTTTGGGTTGATTATACCCACTTAATCCAAGAGTGGTTAATCTTGAGTCTTTTTTACGCATAAGATAAAGGGGCAGGTTTCCCCGCCCCCATCTCCATTTAGCCGTTAACAGCCATAATGAAACCGCTGTCAGGACGGTAAGTCTTAACACCGTACAGAGTATCAGCAGTATACAGTGTTCCGAGGAACTCCTGCTTGTACTGAGTCTGTGAACGAACACCAACTTGCTCTGCTAAGATCATAGTGTCTTTATGCACTAGCATTGCTGCACGAATCTGACCACCTGCTGAGTTTGCCGAAGCAGTCTCAGTAATAGGGCAGTTAGTAGAGATGAAAACATCAATGCCGTACAGATTGCCAATCTTACCATTTTGCACAGGCTCACCGCCAACAAAGTCAGAAGACACATAACGCTCTACACCCATTATTGCATTACGCAGTGAAGGTGGGATAACAAACGCGCGGTTATCCATAGGTACGTCAGCATCGTCCTGCTTCTGGATCAGATCACGGAAACAAGCATCAGTGAAAACGTCAGCAGTAGTAACAGTGTCATCAGCATAAGCTGTAAGGCCAGTTGAGGCATCACAGAAGAATGCAGCAGCAGTGTTAGTCCAAAGAGTTCCATCGCCAGAACCAAAAGACTTACCTAAATCCATCAGGTCTGTATCAACCTGACGCGACAGAGCATAACCCGCATCTGAAGTGTAGAAGTTACGAAGCGAAGACAAAGCCTGAACTTCAGTAATATCTTCAATGATACGTGAGTATTCGTAGTGCTTGTCTAGCGCAACTTGCACTTCGCCCTCTGTGTTGCTCTGAATAGTCACAGCAGTTGCTGAGGCTTTAACGTGAGCATCTCCGCGAATAGGAGCAGGAATGTGGATGATGTCACCCTTCTTTCCTGTCATGCTCATTTTCTTTACTAGGTTCGCGAGAATAAGATTCTTCTCATAAGCAGCGCGAATCTCGTCACTCCAGATTTCTGGAATAAATGTGGCAGCAGTAGTGTTAGTTACCGCTCCACCCATATTGGGATAGGTTGAATCAGTCATAATAATCTCTCAAAGGTTAGCTTTTGACGCGACCTTCCTGATACGCACGAAATATCTCATCAGACATAGATTCATAGCGTTTCGGGTTAGTTCGCATTAGTTCAATAATGTCGCTTCTTCGATAAATTTTCCTGCTTGGAGCTTCACCACTTCCGTTAGCTCCACCTGTTGAGGCTGCATTCAAAGTTTGTTTACGTTCTTTGCGCTCAACATTTACGGCCTTCTGAGCAACATTTTGAGTTGATTTCCAACTAGAAAACAATTCATCTGCTGCATCATAATCGTAATTATTGTTTGCTCGTTCGTATAACTCTGAACGAATATTGCTACCAACCACCCACTTTTGAAAGTTAGCATTAGCAGCAACTTCTTTAATATCAGGATGCTTCTGCTGTAAAGCAGTTAGCGTCTGATTTTGTTTCATCTGATTGCCTAATTGCTCCAACTGTTTAATAGTTGGATGGTTTGCAATTTTGCTATCAACAGCCTTATCAGGTTCAGCAAAGAAATCTATCTCTTCAGCCTGTTCCGGTTCGTTGACTTTGCTCTGATTAAGAATGAAATCATCTACAACTTTTCTTAAATGACCCACCTCTTGCCCTTGCTGACCGATGCGAGACTCTGCCTCTTGATGCATCTTAATCAATTCCGCAGGAGTTTTTCCCTGATAGTTATCTGGGATGTCATCCTGGGATGGAGCTTTAGGTGGAGCTGCGGCTACCTCTTCTGAGACCGCGTCTGGTTGTACATCTTCATCTACCTCATTCTTCACTTCGTCAATAAGTTGTGCCACTATTAAACTCCTATGGAGACAAGACCAATTCTAAGCTACCCCGAAGGACTAAGATTCGGCTACCTTGCGTTCGTGTTTAATCTTCGCCTGTCTATCCTTAGCCCATTTCATAGTAGCCCCCGGATAGGAACCGGAAATGGGGTCAAGTATCGACTTAACAGGTGAGATTATTTTACTACTTAAACCGTTACACTTAGGACAGTTATGTTTGTAGTCACTAGTTACCAAAGCTCGATCCAGCATAACCTCATGGATATGTCCTTCACCGCATTGGAAATCAAAGATTACTAACATCACTGCTATCCTCTCGTAAACGATCTATTGTAGATTCTAAGTTAAGTATATAAGCCAAGATATTTAACTGGCCTTTGCGAAAATTCAGATCATCTCCGTCTTTTGCATGCTCAACAGAATTAATATGAAGAGCATTGTCACGCAGCTCTTCGATTAAATCTTTCCAACCTTGCATTAAAAATATACTCGCAAGGTTGTCATAATATTGTTCAGTCTCTTTATCCATTCTTCTTTGGCCTTCCTCTAGGCTTGACGCTTGGCTTTTCTTGCACAAAGTTTTTTATGTCATGCAGAAGAATTGTATTTTGTTTTTCTAAAGATTCTATTCGTTTTGCCAACTGATCTAAGACTACGTTTACCTGAACAACTACATTTTCTAGTTCACGTTTTGTAATCATTGAGGCAATCCTTTTACCAAATCCAGGTTAAGTTTTTTCTCTTTTAAAGCTGCATCAGCAATTTTTAATCTTCGCTCAAACTCTTTATCATCCGCAGTGCCTACTGAAAGATTAGATGTAATCGCTTTAATCTGATCTGTCTCTAGCTCTACAGGAATCGCTTTAGTTTCTGCTGCAATCTTAGCAGCTCTTGCTTGCGACTCAGCACCTTGCCCATTAAGAGCGTTGGTTTGTGACTGCTGGAACTCCATCTGTGCTTGCTGCATAGCTTGTTGTGCTTGCTGCTGTTCAGGCGATGGTTGTCCTGCTTCTTGTAGAGCTTGTATTAACTGCTCACGGTTACTAAGATTCATATTATCTATGATTGATTGAATCAATGCAGGATAGAGCGGAGAATCTGGTGACATCGTTTGAAGAAGCTGAACTAACTGCGTTACTTCGTATTCTCTGGCTATAATCCCTAAAGAAGAAGTTACTTCAAACTTATAATCTGCAACCGGATAAAGTTCTGGCTCAAACTGCATGTATCTGTAGGCCGCTTTACTAACAAATGGTATTAAAAAACACTCTTGGAAATTAATCAGCGTTCTTTTATGACGCTTAATAATTGCGCCTAACGACATAGATATGCCTGCCGCTGTTGATTCGCCATTAACCGAACCGCCTATACCTACGGAGTCTATAGCTCCTGTAGCAGTTTGCACCATTCTCTGCAATTCACCTGCTTGAGCAAACGTAATCTGTGAAACTTGCCCAAAGTTAAATGGCTGTAAGACCTCCGAAGGATTACCATTCGTTAAAATGATTTTTCCTGGCTTAACTTCTGGTTTGGCTCCGCGAGGTAGTCGAGTGGCATCCATAGCCATCATAGGATGGACTGTTAATGCCAGGGCATCAATTCGTGCGCGTAGCTCTGCGTCTAATGCTTTCTGTGAGTTGTAACCTTTCTCACATACACCACGACCCCAAAATCTAGACGGTACGATGTCCCAGGGGAAAGCTACAACAGGGCGATCTTGCATCATGTACGGGTTCTTCTCTGCTTTCAACAGAGTACCGCCGTTGGCTATTACAACAATCGCCTCAACATAGAAGCCTGTTTCTTCTTCATCGTCTGTTAGTTGCTCAACCTCTTCAAAATCTTCAAAATCTTCGTCATTTTCTAGCAAGTGTCGTGGAACAAGCCCATAATACTTAGTTAGACGGGCTTTATCAGTAGGCTGAGTAGTAAGTTCGTGATCAGGATCAAGATCAGTATCAGGATAAGCAAAGTTAAATGGCACATTTTTGTATACGCCCTTCTCTTGTAGCTGTTCTACAGCATGAGTAGGAACGAATTCATCAATAGCTACGCCTAATGCGCTGTCTACATCTACAGCAACAGGATCAATTAAGAAGTTTTGAGGTAAAACAGGGCGCAACTTACACACAGTGCGATCTGAAATATTCACACCTACCGCTTGTAGCTGCCCATCCATAATAGGCTCACTAGCAGGACGCATTTCTTTTACTTCTTCTAAAACAATTTCTGCTATACCTGTTCCAAAGACTGCGGCATTAATTAAGCACTCTGCAACACCCTTGCGGATTTTATTAGCTTTAAAATCTTCTAATAGTTTTTCGCGAAGATATGCTACGTCTTGGTTGTCAGCGTCTACTAGGTCATCCTTCATATCAAAGAATCTGCCACGACCAAACGTGGCTTCTTCAATCTCTGCCACTGACGATTCTACAGCTTGTTGTAATGCTGGAGATATAATCTCAGAACGCTCTGAGCTGCGATTACGGTCTTCTGAGGAATAGATACCTCGCCATAATCTGTAGTATTCATCAAACTTCTGCTCGTAGTTCGTGTCATAGTGATCACGCCAATCTTGACACTTCGACATAACCCAGGACTCAAGAGTCTCTTCTATGCCAAACTGCTCTTCGTTTGATTCCAGCATATTAATATCCTGCTACTGAGTCTAATGCCTCAAACTCATCTAATTCAAAATCGTATGTGTAGGAGACTTTAGCTAGTTGATCTATATAGGCTAAAGCGTCTACCATGTCATCGTGAGTTAATGGATCAGGGAATTGAAATATCTCATCCATAAACTGAATATTCCATTCGCCTTTATTCAGGTTGCAGATTCCGTTCTCAAATCTACCTTGTAACGCCCACATTACCCGATCAGTTTTCTTTTTGTTTCCGTGGGTTAATTCTTCAACACGAAAAAAATTCTGATACTTTTTCATCAGATCAGTCAGCGGAGACATAACAGCTTGTCGAGCTATGCCCTTTTCTATACCTACAGAGATGGGTTCGTAGTCTCTGACTATCTGGAATATTTTCTCCGCAGTGGCGTTTAATTCCCACCTACCGCAGACAATATCCTTAACCCACCACCCATATTCGCCTACTTTTACTATAGCGATAGCAGTGTTGTCAAGTTTTTTGTTTTTAGACTTAGCTTTGCCTACCTCTTCAAAACCCGCGAGGTCAATAGCAACATAGTAATCGCCGTCTTTTGGCTCTTCTTCATCAAAGCTAATCCACTCTTCTTTAAACATCTCAGAGCCACGCGCTTCAAAGGAGGCCATGAACTCTTGCCGAAATGCAAACGAAGACATAGATTTCTTGGCTGCGTCTATTTCGTCTTTATCTAGTAAGTTATTATCATAGCTAGTGTAATGCCATGCTTTATAAGTGGGGTCTTCGCCTAAGCTGGCTTGTTTGTAGAGTTCATAGAAATGATTTCTACCCATTGGTGTCCCGATAAATAAGGCATTGCCTTTCAAGTCTGTTAACGCAGGTCTTAATATTAGCTCCCATACATCGGGCTTCATGTCTGCGTATTCATCCAAGACAAGAAATTTAAGACTTACTCCGCGCATTGTTTCAGGTCGATCCGCTCCTTTCAAGCTAATAGTCGTACCGTTGATTAAACGTACCTGCATATTATTAACATGTGAGCTTTCAATTACAGGCTGGCCTATGTCTAGCAAGAGATTCCACATAATATCTCTAGCTTGACCTTGAGTCGGGGCAACATAAAAGACCTGGCCTGAATTAGACTTGAGCGCGTTGACTATTAAAAGATAGGCCGCAAGGCGAGACTTGCCCGTCCTACGACCCGCAGCAACGACTTTGAAACGTGTAGGATCGTTCCAAACTTCTTTCTGCCAATCAAGGAGATTTATATCTAGGTTCATTTTAACGTCACATCGTATGTTATGTCTATTTTAGAGAACAATGTCCGGTTCAATTCTTGGTCTAGGCAAGTCATAGATCATAGTCGAATGAGTACCCCCCTCTCGCCTTAAAACCATCATTTGCATCTTTCCATCTCCCCCAAATCCTGCGCCTGAATGCCAACTGTCTGGAGGTGGTAACGCGCCGAACTTGTATACAGTGCAGCCATCCAACTCCAAAACTTCTTCATGGTGAAAATGACCACAGGCCCACATTCTATGAGTAGATTTCCCCCAGGCAACGGGCATATCCCTCGCCATTACATTCACTAGCTTCGCTGGCTTGATTTTATCCCCGTGGTTAACGCCAATAAGCCACTTCCCCCACTCGATATAGTGGAAGAAACCAATTGTTTTTAAGACATTGACCCGTGTATTCTTTCTGAAATAAGCCTGAGTTATCTGCGCCACCGCTGCTGCTGGTGTGGGATTATGATTTCCCTTCGCTATCACGACTGTGACACGTTTAAATTTCTTGAGCATTTGAATGACTGCGTATTGCATCACTTCGCCAGCTATCTCTAGAACACGCTCGTATCTGGTATCCACATCGACTTCAGTACCTGCGAAAGTCTTGTTGTGCGCCGAATCCGCATGCATAAAGTCCCCCACGTCTACCAATACAGATTGCTCAGCATCTGGCGACCTAGTTATTAAATCATTAATCGCTTCTCGTAATCCTTGCGCTGCTATGTCGGAATCAAAATCACTGTGCTTAGTCTCCGGTGAGTATGCCCTCATGCCTAAATGCCCGTCCCCGATAAAAATCATTGGCAATAAATCTTTGTTGAAAGCTTTTTTTGGAGGTAAGACATTTTTTGCAGGCTTAATATCTGAGCAAAGATTGTCTATGTAACTTTTAAAGGCTTCTTGCTGCTTTTCGATTGAAGCCTTCGTTTTCAGCCATATCGGATTTCCTTCATCGTCAGTTGTAAAGACTGACCTTCCGATTACCTGCTCGCCCTGCGGAACGTGTTGCCTAGCGTCGAAGTTTTCTGATAAACCTCCTTTTGTGCCAGTGGCTTGAATTCGTCTAATAGCCTGAGATACCGAACTAACATCTTTCCCCATCACTCTTGCTGTTTCATTAATCGTCTTGCACACTTTATACGTTGAATAAATTTTCACCTGGTTCTCTGTGGTGCAAAATTCAAGCAGTCTTTCGTCAAATGGCTTACATTTTTGATTAGCAATCATACAAACTTCTCATCATTATTTTTTAATTATGCTATCGCTTCCTACCAGAGGCCCTCTTCTTAGGTGCGGCCTTGGCTTTTTTAGCAGCTTTCATTCCTGCTGCGGTGTAAGGGTATTTCTTTCCACGTACATTAGGCATCGTATTCTCCAGTTCGTATCATATTAGTAACAGTTATAGCTCTTTGACCCACTTGGGATGCCCAGAGCGAGTCTAGGAACTCTTTTGCCGCGAGGGGGTAGTCTTTTGCCTCCATTGCCGACAAAGCCTTCTTAAACCGTCTCAGAGAGGTTATCCCTATATTAAAACATATATTGATCATTGCCTCTTTGCGTATGTCTATTAATCCGGCAAACCAATCAAAGCTTTCGGTTAGTTCTTTTTCACATCTGCTAATGTCATTCCTTAGCAAATAATATACCTCATCGTCTGTAAGCCCCATAGAATCTAGGTTGCGGCCTACGCCAATTGTTAAATGCCCATTAGTGTCTTCGTAAGGTTTATTCCGCATGCCCTCATGTAGAACTAACAAGTCTTTAATGAATTCATTCTGCATGGAAATCACCGTTAGGAATGTCTATAACATCAGGCACAGTATTTTCTATTGCAGTATCTGTCACACCAGAGATTGTAATGTTTACCGTAGGCTTGCCGCCAAGCTTATCTTTATCAAACGAGCTAATAGGTAATATACGATCTACAATCAATTTCCATGCAGCAGATTGATTCTTATGGTCATCATCTTGGGCTGCTCGGAATATAGACTCCAGCACAGCATTAGTATCTCTTCTCGCCAAGAAACGCTGTTTCATCTCCGCCATAGCTGAATGGTCACCCTTGGGTCTGCCAATCTTCCTATTCTTAGGAACTGCTACTTCTGATTTACGAGGTCTGCCACGCTTTCGCTTTATTGGGGGGTTATTAGTGTTGTCTTCAGCCACAAGATCGTAACTCTTTTTAATTAATATGTTCTGCATTAAAACATTAAATTGTTATTTGCGCCAATAGCCCATGTTCTGGCGAGTATAGAGCAATGTTTTATTGCGCCTTTTTTTAATTTCACCTGCTGCAAATCTGGGTGGGAACTATACATAATTGTCAGACGCGCCTGCCTCCCCCGTCCCCTCAATAAGCCCCGCTTCATCGAACGAACGCTCGGTATACGGATTCATTCGCATCATATCCATTTATCGAACGAACGCTCGGTATTTTAATCCAGGTATCGCATCTATATAGGCAAATGTGAGTGTGCATTCGGCTACCTCTAGCAATACCTCTACATCCCCATCAAACACTGTATAAATACCCAGTACCAATCTGTTACCGGTAACACTTCTGCGGTAACACAGTAACACTTTACGGTAACAAGGTAACACTCCAGGCACTGTATAAATACCCAGTACATTGGCTACAGACCGCGTAAACCCTAGCATCTTAAAACTTGGCATAGTCTCTGCATTGTATTTGATCACAACAAACAAAACACAAGGAATAAAATATTATGTACATACTCGCAAAACCCGTAGAAACAGAAACTTATCAAACAGATCGCCATATACTTCGCAGAACTAAATGCAATGAAGTATCTGTTTCCGAATATCAGTCTAAAACTAGCGACTATCACTCGATTGCTTGCAGTATGCATAATATCGATTTTGACAGCATAAAAACAAGAAATAGAACATTGAAATTAGAAAATGGCGATACAGTAAAATCCAAGATGATTTCTTTTAGAGGTAGAGATGGCGTGCGCCATGAGCTGGTATTGTTTGCTCCGCATCATCGAAAATAGAGCAATACTCAATGCCGTTTTAACGAGCGGCATTCATGAATTGTTTTAATAACTAGGGGATATCAATTATGAAATTATTAGACACTGGTAGTGGTAACACTAAAATCCGCAAAAATAACCGAGATACTAAAATCCGAGTAGCGGGATTATCTCTCTATCCTAATGATTCGTTATGTCCTATGCGACATATTGCACAATGCGCCAAAACTTGTTTGGTGAGTAGTGGGCGTGGCGGTTTTGATAATGTAAGGAATGGCCGACAAGCTAAAACCGATTTTTATATGAATGATCGATCGGGATTCATTGCACAATTAAAGAAGGAATTAACCAATTTTGAAAAGCTTTGCACCAAAAATAATGTAATTCCCTATGTCCGGCTAAATGTGATATCGGATATTCAATGGGAATTAGCTACAAATGGATCAATCCCTAAAAGCTTTCCGCAGATTAATTTTTACGACTACACCAAACTAGCCAAAAGATTGGGAAAAACTCCTATTAACTATGAATTAATGTTCAGCTATTCAAAAGCTGCAGCATATGCAACTCAGGTCGATAAAGCACTACAAACCGATGTGCCAATGTCCGTAGTTTTCCATGGTGATATGCCGACAGTATTTATGGGAAAACGTGTGGTAGATGGTGATAGCAGTGATATAGAAAACCTGAAGCACAAGGGGTGCGTCATCGGCCTAAAATACAAGCTAGCAAAAGGGCAAAATATAAACCCATTAGATGAAGTCTTTATAGTGAAGGCCGATACAATACCGCTATTAAACATAGCATAAAAGGAGAGGTATAAATCATGACAGATCAAAAAATAAGAGTGCAAACAATTAAACAATGGCCGAATTCAAAACTGATAGTCTGGGTTAATGGGGAAATAGATTCCATTCATTACGAGGCATCGATAGCTTATAAGAGAGCGGAATATTTAAGGGGGATAGCATGAAAATTGATCCAATATATTTATTAAGCGAAATTCCGAACGATGAAGAGGGAAGGGCTTTTGTTAAGCAATTGAAAAAGTATCTTAATAAAAGCACTTGGGATATCAAAGTGAGAGGGCAGCATCTTAAGAAGGGGTTGGATTGGAAAGATTACCGTTATGGTCAGCCAATCGATTGTTCTACTCACTTGCGATTGTATGTGAATTCTAAGAAACCCAAAGCGGCAACGGCACAAGGGTTTGCCGACAGCGTTCAAAGCCATAGCTCTTACTATAGAAACAGCACATATTGAACTCAAAATAAAAGGAGAAATTTGTGAAGCAAATATTAATAGCAATGGAATATAGCGGAGTCAGCCGAAAAGCTTTTGAGAAGGTAGCAAGCGACAATAACTACGATTGGAACGTAGTAAGCTGCGACCTCCTACCAGCCGATGATGGGGCAGAGAATCACATACAAGGGGATGCGTTGGACGTTATACAGTCTAAGCATTGGGATTTAATCCTGATACATCCACCATGCACGGCCCTAGCTGTCTCCGGCAATGCATGGTACGGCAATGGCATGAAAAAGAATGCCGAGCGATTAGAAGCTATCAAATGGACTACAAATTTATGGGATTTAGTCTGCGACAATAGCGACTACGCAATCATGGAAAATCCAGTAGGGGTTCTACCATTCAAGCCAACACAGTATATCCAGCCCTATGAATTCGGCCATCCTGAGTCTAAGAAAACAGGGCTATGGCTGCATAACTTGCCTAAGCTGCGGCCTGCCGATGATGTTAAGGCAATCCATGACGCACTACCCAAAAAAGATAGAATGAAAATGCACTATCTATCGCCATCTAAAGATCGCTGGAAAATTAGGTCTAAAACCTATGAAGGTATAGGCCGAGCAATAGCGAGACAGCATGGGATATTTGTAAACAATGAGCCAGTCTATGACGTTAAATAAAGGGGATAATATGACGTACCAACAAGCACTTACTAAAGCCTTGCAGCTGGCTATAACTGCGCCAGAAAACAGGCTGACAGACTCTCTAAGGCTGGTAGATGAGCTTGCAGAGCTATGCACACCAACCGAGGTAGTCCAGGCACAAAGTGAAGCACTTAAAATATTAAGTCAAGGGGATGAAAATGAAATTAATTAAAAGAGTTCTAGTCGAACTGGCATCTGCCATTGTAGTCTCTAGTCTTTTCCTACTAGTTGCAGCATTATTTTTCGGTGTGATATGAAAGTCTTTATATGCTATGACTGCGAAAAGATACTACCATCGACTGATGCGGTGAACGAGGTGATTGACGGCTTGGCACTATGCCGAGCATGTAATCGTTCGCTTGAAATAGAGCTTGGAAGGGGATCGCGTGAGCGGCCACTACAGGCCAGCAAAATCCATAGGATAGATGAATTGGTAGATTAAGGGTTGCCCCCTCTTGCGAAGGGGCGTGATTACAAACGCAAAGGGGGAGGATGAGCAGTAATCTGTGATAGGTTACTGCCCCCGCTGATATTTTACAAGGGATATTATGGCAGATATTGACCTATTGCTTTCAGCCCTCGACGGTGTGAAAGCTACTAGCAAAAGGGACGGGCATCGCCGCTGGATGGCACTATGCCCTAGTCATGCCGACAAGGGTGCATCTCTATCAATCCGCGAGTCAAATGATCGGGTGCTGATTCACTGCTTTGCAGGCTGTGGAGCAGTGGACATTCTGGACTCTGTCGGATTAGATTTCGGTGTATTGCAGCCGGTCACTGAGAATTACAAGCCACTCTTTAAGAAATCCACTGATGATACCTTAGCTATTGCCGAGTCTATCATTGAGTTACTACCGAAAACTTTAGAAGCAGGGGCCAGGCTATCCTCGAAGGATAAGCAGGATATTATCAACGCTAAAATACTAATCGCGAGGAGGAATAAGCAATGGGAGGATGGATAAAATTAGACAGGGCTATGCTAGAACACTGGGTCTGGCAAGATGCCGACACACTAAAGATGTGGCTGGAAATGTTAATGAGAGCTAACTTTGAAGATAAGAAAAGGCTGTTCAATGGACGGCTAATTGATATCAAAAGAGGTCAGCTAATCTTTGGTCGCAAGGTGTACGCCGAGCGTCTTGGCATCAACGAAAACAAAATCAGAAAAATTTTAAAACTGTTAGAAAAAGATGGCATGATCCACCAACAAACTACCAATAAATATACAGTAATATCAATAACTTCCTATGATTTATATCAGGAAGTCACCAGCAAAGCACCAACAAAGCACCAACAAAGCACCAGCAAAGCACCACACCTTAAGAATGATAAGAACATAAAGAAAGAAAAGAATACTAATAAGCGGTTCACACCGCCCACACCTGAACAAGTTACTGAATACTGTCAGTCGCGAGGAAATGGTATCAAGGGTGATCGTTTCGTGGATTGGTATGCCACTCGCGGCTGGAAGGTTGGCAGCGCACAGATGAAGGATTGGAAAGCAGCAGTCAGGACATGGGAGCAGCGCAAGCGTGACTCTGCGAAAGATGATGATAATTGGGAGGTGAGTCGATGATTAATATACCGGAAGGATTAGATTACGATGAATACGTGGAGTTACTGGGGAGCCTGGAATCACAAGACTTAAAGTCTAGCGGTCACTGGCGGGATGAGTTACTTGCATACAATAACACTGACCATATTGCTTATGGCGACAAGCTACCCTTCCCGAAATCTTTTGAGTTATTCAGATACAGACCATCAGAAATGACTCTGGTCACTGGCTACAATGGCAGCAAGAAATCAATGATTCTAGGCCAGATCATGCTACACCTCGCGAAGACTAGGAAGGTGTGCATCTGTAGCTTAGAGATGCAGCCCACAGTGACTTTGCACAGGATGCTAATGCAGGCAGCAGGGGCGCAGCAGGGCAGGCCATCGGATGAGTTTGTGCAGCGGTTCATGGATTGGGCGCAAGATCGGATATATATCTTTGACGCGCTGGATACTTTGCCGCCCGAAAGAATTATTGGATTTATCCAGTACGCTACCAAAGAGCTAGGTTGTGAGCATGTAGTATTGGATTCACTGAGCAAAATCGCTTTGAAATATGACGATTACAATCAGCAGAATGAATTTATTAACAAGATGCAGTATATCGTTAAGCGCAACCAGGCCCACCTGCACATCGTGACGCACGTTAAGAAGCCAATGCATGATGATGAATCCATCACACCTTCGCGATACAGTATAAGGGGCGCGGGTTCTCTGTCCGACATGGCCGACAATGTGATTATCATCCAGCCTAATCGTAAGCGGGAGACTCTTAAAGAGATAGCTACCATGCGTGATCTCGATGAGAAGCAACAGGATTATCTCGCGAAGTCATATGATCATCAGATTGTCATCGCGAAGCAGCGACATGGAGCCTGGGAGGGGAATTTAAACTTCTATTTCCACGGCAATTCACTCCAGTTGACGGAGCGGGAGGGGTATCCTCACCAGTTTACCCTAGATGAGGAGTAAATAAACGGACATGTTTTAATAAATGTGTCCGGACTATCTGAGCCTCCAAAACGATCCGCTAGTTATAAAGGGTCACATCTCTAATAAATATACTTATTAGAGAACTGAGCCTTTTAACGTCACTAAATTGTAGGTTAAGTGAGTAGGTTTTGGAGTCGAATGAGTAGGTTTTGGAAACACGTGAAGGTTTTTCGTAACACGTGAAGGTTTTGCAGGTTTACGTGAAGGTTTCGTGAAGGTTTATTTTTTTATCTAAGCCTCCAAAACGATCCGCGAGTAGAATGTTCTAGCTTAAATGTCTGTGGCTTCCCCGTTGGACTTAGCATAGTCACCTCAGAGCCTTCTAGGGGGGTGCAGGAGCGCGTTTCGTCATATGGCCCTACCCTATGCATGTCAAAACCTGTAACGCCTGAAAACACCTCTCCACAGGCTCCGCAGCGACAGTAACTCCCACCTATTTTTAATTTGTATGTGCTTACTGGCATAGCTTTCTCCTGTTGATTAGAAATTCATATAAATATATCTGAAATATATCTGAGATTATTGTTGACAGCAACAATTGTTAGGGATTATTATTTTATCAACGTCTGGGAGGATGCTATGCAAATCAAAGAACACATCGATCTTTACAACTCCGAATCACCTGTTTCTATTGCACAATCTCAAGCTCTGCAAGACTGCTTGGAATCGATTGTGACACTTCTTGCTGCACCAATCTCTGTCAATCAATCTAAGCTAAATGAAACATTTGGCTTGATGATTCTCGATGCCATTCAGCTAGAGGTTGAAGAGTTTTATGAGGAATATCAAGCAGATATGCAGTTTGAAATGACTCAGCAAGAGTCTGATGAAGAAGCTGGCTTCAAGAGGGGTGAGTAATGGATAACTCTTTTAGCCTTGCCCAACAAGCAACAACAAAAGCTCAATGGGATTGGAAAGACGGAAGTGAAGAAAATGTTTATCAACCTGGATCAGAAGCATGGAAATCTTATCGCAATGCTTGGCTTGATCTATACCTAACAGCGTTGCACATAGAACAACAGGAGCCAGAAGTATGAGCCTAATTAATATTCAACAGAAATTAAAAGCCCGAAAAGGCCAGAGAAATTCGTTTGGTAATTATAACTATCGTTCGGCAGAAGATATTTTAGAGTCTGTTAAGCCCCTGTTAGCAGAAGCCGAGATGTATCTAACAATTAGTGATTCTTTGGAGTATATCGGTGATCGATATTACATCAAGGCTACCGCTGTTCTGCGATCTCTTGACAACCATTTTGTTGCAGACGCTACAGGCTACGCGAGAGAGGCTGACAGCAGAAAGGGTATGGACGTTAGCCAGATTACCGGAGCTACGTCTAGTTACGCTAGAAAGTACGCCCTGAACGGTCTATTCGCTATCGATGATGGCAAGGATGCAGACTCGCGAGACAATACGAAGGAAGACTCAACAGAAACTGAGAAGCCTTGGTTGACAGAGAGCGAATTTGAGAGCTGGCATGGTGCTATGAAAGATCAGATAGACAGCAAGACCAAAACAGTATATGAAGTTATCGCATCTCTCAAAAAGAAATATAAACTCAGCCCGAAAATAGTGTCTGAAATCAAACAGATGGCATCTGTATGAATTATCAAGATAAATTTGACGCAATGATGGGCAATCCAAATTTTATGGGGAAATCTATAGGGAAATCTATGAGAATTTGTAAAGATGAACAAGGTACTCCAGGCTGGATTGCAGCTCGACTAGGATGCCCTAGCGCATCTATGTTTAGCAAGCTATGCACATCCAAGGGTGTCTGGTCTACGCAAGCTGAGAGCTACATCAATCAACTGGTAGCTGAAGAGCTGACCGGAGAACAAACTGCATTTTATCAAAATGATCATATGCTTCGCGGTACTGAGTTAGAACCTGAAGCTCGTGATCTATATTGCGTACTGCAAGATGTCGAAGTTAAGGAAGTCGGTTTCTGTCTGCATGAAACAATCGCTGCTGGGTGTTCACCAGATGGGTTGGTAGGCGAGTCGGGAGGGTTGGAAATCAAATGTCCTGCTGGAGCAACTCACGTAGGTTACTTGAGGGATGGAATACTTCCCTTGAAATATAAACAGCAGGTCATGGGCTGTCTATGGGTAACCCAACGTGATTGGTGGGATTTCTTTTCTTATCATCCTGGCATGAAACCTTTGATCGTTCGCGTTGAGCGTGATGAGGAGTACATAGCCAAACTGGAAGAGTGTGTGTCCAGGGCGGTCAATTCAATCAATGACAATGTCATTAAATTTTGGGACTAGGAGATGCAAATGAGTGATTACGATAATACTAACCGAGGTGCGCTGTTTAAAAACGAACGCAAAGAGCAGCCAACTCACTCCGATTACAACGGCACAGTAAATGTAGATGGGAAAGAGTTCTATCTCAATGCGTGGCTAAAAGAATCACAAGGGGGCAAGGCTTACATGAGCCTGTCGGTCAAGGCTAAAGATGCAGCAAAGTCTAGTGCAGCGCCTACAATCGCAGCAGAAGATGTGCCATTTTAATTTTACGGGGGCGAAAGCCCCTTTTTTTAACCAACAAAAGATTTGAATCATGGAATTTAAACTAATTAATGGCACATTAATTCCCGTGGATAATGAGGCCCGTAGTTTTTTGTCTAGCTCTCCCAACTTGGGAATTGTTAAACTGCATCCAGCTCCCGAAGGGAAACGAACTGGTCAGCAAAACTCTGCCATGCATAAGTATTTTGCGTTGCTTGCACAGGCTTTGTGTGACGCTGGATTAGATATGAAAGCAGTGTTAAAGCCATCTATTGAAATTCCCTGGACACCTGCGTCAGCTAAGGCACATCTATGGGTTCCGATTCAAGATTTGATGTTTAACAAAAAACACACATCTGACCTGTCCCCGAAGGAAGTCAACGCAGTGTATCTAACTTTAAGTAGGCACATGTCCGAGAAACATACTGTTGATGTGGGCTTTCCAAACTCACGTTCAGCTAACTTGACAAGCAAGATTTAGGAGTTGTTATGCATATAGGTAAGGCAATCAGAAAGGCTCATAGCATTACTAACATCAAACACGCCACAGTAGCGAAGGCTCTTGGTATCAGTGCAGCCAATTACTGTCACGCATTATCTCAAAGCAGCATGACCGTCTGGCGGTTTAAAGACATATGTGATGAATTAAACATGGATATGAACTCTGTGTATTCTCTTGGAGCAGACCCTTATGAAGAACTCTAGCGTAAAGTTTAGGAATTGGTGGTTGTTTCTGTTAGTTAGCGTCAGCATGATGGCGGTGTTTTTTACTTATCGACAACTAGCGGATGAACCGATTATTGAAACAACTGAAAAGACTGAAAAGACTGAAACAACTGAGGAAGTGGAGCCGGTGCGTCCTGCGTTTGAGTTTCACGGCATGCGTTGCACTACGTTGCGTCAAAACCCGATATTCACGTATGATGTACAAAGACAAACAGTAACCTTGGAAGTTGAATGTGCGCCTGAATTGATGTTGAATTATTTTGAAGCAGAAAAACCTGCGGGATCAATGTAATAATGGTTAAGCCAATAGATGTGATTTTTAACTTACCAGACAATTGGGAAGACAACAAAGATCATTACAAGCAAGCTGAAGACGTTACAGCCATCCGCAAAGTATATCCAATTACTTCATTCTTGTTTAGTGTCGGCCTGATTAAACTGAGATATGAAAAGATGCATAAAGATGATCAAATTCGCGCAGAAAAAACACTGCGTTACTGGCAAAATAACAAGTTAAACCCAGGCTTCTGGAAGTAATGTCGTTAAGAATTAAGAAGCGCAAACGCAAGTCTAAACCAAAAACTAAAACCAGCGCGATGTTGCGCCAAGAATGTTATAGAGCGATACAGAAGCTTGCTCGAATATCTGCTGCTGATGAGAATGGATACTGCACTTGCGTGTCCTGTGGTGTGACTAAGCACTATACTAGTATGCAGGGCGGTCACTTTATCCCCAAGGGTAACTCATCTTACTGGGCATTAGAGATCGAGAACATCCACCCTCAGTGTTCAGGTTGTAACATGTGGGGCATGAAGCATGGCTCTGCTGCACAGGAGTACACGTTGTGGATGGAGGATATGTACGGCAGGGAATTTGTAGAAGAGATGATCGCGAAGAAGAAGCAATCAATTAAGCGATACAAGTCAGATTACGAAGCGTTACTAGCAGAGTTTGTAGAGCTGATTAACACACACAAGAAAAGGTTGGGCGAATAATGGATGATGAGATACATGTGTGGATGGTATCTCCCGAAGAAGCTGATGAGTGGCTTAATGATATGCTACACGCATTAGAAGGGCATGATGTAAACGTCATAGGAACAATACTGTTTATGCTCGAAGACCTGACAGAATTTATTACTCAGAATGAACTGATGCAAAAACAGTTTGCAAAGTTTGTAGACAACAAACATAACGGCGAGGAGGCAGTACATTGAAATCAACAGATCACCAGGTAGCAGGGGATCATTATAAGAAATTAAAGATTCAACCTATTGAATACATCCTCGCGAATGACATGGGGTTCTGTGAAGGGGCTATTGTCAAGTACATCTCGCGATGGAAAAATAAAGGTGGGGTAGAAGACCTGCGTAAGATTAAACAGTTCTGTGATTTCTTGATTGAGGATGCAGTAACAGAGAAGCCAAGTTCGCCTCCCCTTACTGAGCGAGAGGCGTTTAAGTCACCCGTAAACTCGCCTTTTGCTTAGAGATTAGTCTGCCAGACTATCCTTTATTTTTCTCGTGCTTTTTCTTCGCGGTCTATAGATTTTTCTAAGCCCCCGCCAAAAAAATTGTACCAAACCTTTCCAATGATAGGCATCTCTCTCATCATTTTAGATTCTGGCCCGACAAAATCTCCGTTAGCAATTTTCCATACATCTTCGCTTGCAGCATTAATCCAATCAGTAGGCGGGGCTACTATCTCTCCAATAGCCGAGCCAACCTGACCTTTATTAACATATTTATCCATAACATACTGGCTTCCACCAAATACTTTTAATAGATTTTCTATGTAGTTGTCTGGCATATCATTTACATCTGTACCCTGCCCTTTTAAGAAGTCTTTAGCCTCATCTACTGTCGCTCCCATCATAGGAATAATAGTCATATAGGCTACAAGATTTTCAGCACCTTTCTTAGTATTGCCAGCTTTAAATTCCTGAACAATATCTCTACGCATAACATCTAACTGTTTGATTGCAAAAGTTTTCAGTGAATAAAAAATTCTTCCGTTAGGATTCCGAAGATAGCTTAATGGCATTTGCGAAAGATTGATTGGCTGAACGCCTGCCAATTCGTTATACAATATCAACTTAACATTATCAGTTATGTTGCCTGCTTTTAAATCAGCAACAGTAGATTTAAATTCATTCCCTAGCATCTCTCCATATTTCTTTCTGATTGACGCTATGCCCGACTCACTTTTTGCGGCTTGTTTAAATTTACGATACGAAGAATTTAATAAAGTGTTTTTTCCCAACCTATCTATTTTCTTAAATCCTACTGCGGCCAGGCTTTTATCTAGCATCTTGGCTGTTGTGCCAACAGTAGATAATTCTTGGGCGATCATGTTGTTAATGCCGAGATCGTCTAGATCAATGCTTTTCTTCCCTAGCATTGAGGCAATTGTATGGCGTAATCCATTAGCATAAACCGACATGCCAAGATCGCCTATTTGAGTTAGTGCAGAAAAGGGATTTCCCAGCGTTGTCATGTAACCTATGTTCCGCATGCTTTGATTAATTTTGCTTGCGCTTGCTTCGCCTAATCCAAATCTAGCCTCTAACATTTCAGCAAGACGGTCGGAGTCTGCCTCTGCCATATCACCTTTTGCAACTGCCTCATCAATATATCCGCCTATCGACTCATCTAAATTCATTTCTCGAATACTTTTATCTTTAACAGATTTGCCTCTTCCAAAAAAAGTGCGTTTATGAATGTCGCTAACAGCTTTCATAATATGTGTGTTGAGAGCGGTCTTAGGGTCTTGATATTGAGAGATCAGATTGTCATCTATTTTTCCAATCTCCCTGCCTTTAGAGAACCCCATCTTTCCATCAAGCATATTTGGTTTGCGTCCACGCATTACTTGATTAATAACATTAATTCTTTCTTCTGAAGGCATATCTTCAACAGACTTTAGTTTTAATTGTTTTGCTTTTAACTTTAAAGCTTTTTGTAGTGTAGTCTTTTCTTCAATACCCAGAGCTTCAACAAACTTTTTATAATCCTTCAGCATTCTAGGATAGTAATTTGTCATATCTCCAAGGTCATCGTAACCAGCTTCTTTTACAAGCCTGTCACGAATATCTTTTAATACATCTCTTGCTTGCTGAAAAGACTCGTCACTATTTGGTGAGTATTTTTTTAAGATAGCAGAAGCATCATCAAACTCTCCATTGTTTAAACTTCTGGATACTAATTTTAAATCCTCTCCGTTCATTTTGTCGAATATATCTGTAAGCGGTTTGACTTGTTTTATATATTTATCGGTTTCACTAGCAATTTTGTATTCAGTTTTGCCTAGTAATGCGTGAGCTTTGGGGCTGATAGCTTTGATGTTAGTGCTAATCACTCCCATAAAATCTTCAGCAAATTTCCAACCTTTAGTGGCAGCAGAAGGAGCTATGTTTTTTGCTTTAACTGCAAGAATAGCTTGTGCGTTTTCTTGGGAAGGAATGTTCATAGTAGCATCTGACTTAATGAGTATTGCATCGAGCTGATCTTGGTCAAGACCCATACGATTACGAACTTCTTGCTGGATAACTGCTTTATCTGACACGCCTTTGGACGCTTGCTCTACTACAATATTTTCTATTTCTTCAAATTGAGTAGCAGCTTGCTTCTTGGCTTCAGGAGAACGTCTCTCTATTAAAGCCTTCCTCGCGGATGGTGTTAAGCCTTTAATCACTGCTGATGTAGCAGGAGCAGCAATAGCACCAAGGGCAGTAGCCCCCGCAAGTTGAGCAGGGTTGACTTCGCCTGTTTTAGCAAGTTGTTCTAAAACATTATACTCAGCACCAAATGCCGCGCCTACTGCGGCTAGTCCTTTGTATCCTTGGTATGCTTTGGATACAGGAATAAGCGTAGTTGGACTCATTAGAGAGCCTACAATTGTGCCTGCTATACCAGCAGCACCGCCCATTCCTTCTTGTCTAGCAGCTTCTGGGTACTTCTCTCCTAACTCTAACTCTTTAGTCCGAGCAATAACTTGTCTTCGGACATCAGCAGATGCCTGCATATACTTCTCGCCGTATAATTCTTCTGCTGGAGTATAGCTAAAACCATCACGAAAACTAAAACCAACTTTGCCTATAGGAAACTCACTCGACAAATAAGTAAAAGCATTGCCAATATCCGTGTCAGCAGACTCATAAGCATATGCAAACTTATTAAAGGTAGACGGTTCTGCTTCAGGTGTTGGAGCTTTGATCGCTGCTCGTGCTTCTGGAGATATTTTATCAAATTTTTTGGCAGCAATAAACTCAAGGTCAGTCTTGCTGAGTTTAGATAAATCGACCATTAGTTCACCTTTATGGTTGAAGAGCCATTACATTATTTCTAGCTTGTGCCATTGCTTCTTGATTATAAGCAGAGCCAGGCGGTTTAATTTTTTGATACTCTTCTATTACAAGCCTGTTTATAGCCGCATTTTCTTGAGTGCCTACATATTCTTCTGCGGCATTTAAGTTTGTTAACTTTAATATGCCGCTAGTCATTTGTGTATAGCCTCCAGGCACTTCATCTAATTTATCGGCATCTTCTTTGCTAATTGTTTCGGGGAACTTTGGAGATTCAGGCACAAGATTAAGTAAGGCTGCGGCAGCAGCAGCGGAATCTTCTTCTTCCTCTGGAGTGATAATATCTAAACCTGCCTGCTCTTGCGCCATTTCTTCTATATCTATAGCGTTTACTGCTGCTCCAACACCAGTTAAAACCATAGCTTCGATGTAGTTTAATTGCTCAGTAGGGCCAGACATTGGATTTATCATGCGATAACGCGCAGCCAATTCGCTTATTTGCTCTTGGCTGACATCCGGTTGACCTCCAAAAAATCCTCCTTTAAGTTTTTTAGCTAAGTCAGGACGAAGTTTAGCAAGCTTAAATAAGTCATCTGACTCTCCTTGGCTTAATCCTTTATATGACAAAGCATTGGTCGCTCTAAATTTTGCAGCTTCAGCTCTGGCAATGTCTTGCATGACTGTTGACGGCTCTAATAACAAACTTCTAATACCTTCAGCATATGTAGAGTATTCAGACCCAAGAGCATCAATAGAATCTGCAAAAGTGCCTGTATTTTCTCTTCTTGTTGCATCATCAATAAACTGTCTTGCTCGTTGTGAGATTTCTAATCCTCTAGCAGCTTCAGTTAAGACTGACATTCTTTCATCTTGCCCTGCTGCAATACGCGCTCTTTCTTCTTGTGTTTCAGCAAGGCGCATTCTTTGTATTGCAGAACTGGTTTGCACCCCTAACTGAGCTTGGCGCATTTGTTCTGTGGTTTGAGCCATTTCTCTATCTTCCATGTCCATACGCATCTGACTCGCGGCCTGACGTAAAGCTGCTGCGCGAATAGGGTCAACGCTTTGTAGAGACTGAGCTGCTTTGAGCAAACCTTCTGGAGTCGAGGCATCCATCTCTCCTATCTGTTCTTGAAGCTTTTCACTGGTAGTCCTGGGATCAATCCCAAGCATAGGCTGTACTGCCCTACGCAAGTCTTCGTTACGCTGCACACCTAGCTGACCCGCCATCTGAGCAAGCGGAGCCAATGCCCTAGAGCGACCAGTAAGACCTGATGCTAATAGCTGGCCTTGAGCCATGCCTTGCTGTAGCAGCTTCTGCTGACGTTGCTCAGGAGTATCAATGATGTCCGCGAAGAGTGTAGATATATTTATAGGCATGATTATCTCCCAAGCAGACTTTGAGTTGCGTTTGCAATGTTGCCGATATCTTGCACATTAACATTTTGATAAGTGTTTGGATCGTAAAACCTAAATCCAGAATCTGTAGCAGCTCTTGCTTGCTCGGCTGTTTGCGCTTGATCACCCTTTAACAGATCAAACAATCCTTGGAATTGTTGTTGTCGTAGGGCATTAGCTAGTGCTGAATATCCAAGCTGTGCTTCTAAAGTAGACTCAGCCAATCCTGTCCCTAAGCCCAAACCTGTAGATTGTAGTCCTGCACTAATTCGCGAGGCTTCTAAGGATGGCTGTAAACTTGATAGGAGCTGCTGCTGTCCTTGATAAGCGGATGGAATAGCTTGCAGTCCTAGATCGCCAGCCAATCCCATTCTGCCTCTAAACTCTCCTAGTCCACCCAGTGTTTGCTGCGATGTTAGAGCTTGTTCTGCTCTTGCTTGTTCCATAGCCGTTAAGGCTGATCCAGCTTGTTGTTCTTGAATAGCCTTTTCTAATGCTAGAGCTTCAGGAGTTCCCCCAAACATACTGGTTCGGACTCCTGTTCTGCCTTGACCATATAAACGCTCTTCTAATCCAAGACGTTGTCGCTCTTGTTCAGGTGCTTGCAGGGCTGTGAGATTACCCATAATCTCCTGCTCTCGCGCAGCTCTTTGGGTAGGGTCTTGAGTTAACATATTAATTAAATTAGTTTGCTCTGTCCCTCGTTGACCTGGATCACCTAGAAAGTCAAACATACTAGAGCTAAACCCTAGCAAACGATCTTGCAATGCTTGCTCTTCAGGACTTAACGTAGCAGTTAATCCACCAGCAGCACCTATAGACGCTGCGCTTCCAGTTGGAGTGGTTACGCCAAATGGTTTAAAGGTAGATTCTCTGCCAATCTTTCCCATTAACCCGCCAGTAGCCGCAACAGGTGGCATGTCTCCATACACCGTCTGTACGTCACGCTCACCAGCCTGCTGAATGTCTCTAATTGCTTTCTCTTGAGCTGCTGCGCTGCCTACAGCAGAGAGCAAACCTCCTGTAGTCCCGCCAACTAAACCGTCATACCAGGCCATTAGTAAGTACCTCCATCAATAGTTCCAAACGTAGACGTACCACTCACCGTTAAATTAGCTGCGGTTACCGTTCCTGTAAATGTAGGAGATTCAGAGTTTGATTTGCTGTTTACTGCGACAGCAATTGCATCGTACTCAGCCCCTATCTCAGAGCCTTTGATCACTTTGGCGGGGTTACCACTCACCATAGCGTCTTTGGCAGCGAAGTTCGTGATCTTCGTGTAGTTAGACATTACACAATCCTTCCCATTAGGGCTTGAATATTAATTTCTTGCAAGGCAATGCTCTTGCCATCAATTGTAGTCTCTACGCCAACGGATACTACTGTACCCTGCCCTGACGTATTGATTTTCTTTCGCGTTATTAACGATATAGAGGAAGAATACTCTGCTGTCGTATTAAATTCCGAGATATTGTATTGTCCCACATTAGAGGCTGGCAAAGTATACGCTTGCTTCTTGTATGCGCCTGAATAATCGTATGCCCAGCTCAACACAACCGTAGCCTCTGCCCCATCAAAAGTAGTTACGTTAATCTTCTTTAAGAATTTTAGATTAGCTGTATCGCCAAAACTTAAAGGATGACTAAAGTAACGTAATAAATAACTACTAGTTCCATCCTTAAAGCTTGTGTATTGAGCCAGACCCGTACTGTGACCAATGTATAAAGCTTCAGCAGCAGTGTTGGTAAAGATCAATGGGTTAATATGTGACCAGGTAGTCGCTCTGTAACTACCATCTTCTAATGGAAAACGTGTATCAAAACAGTAGACTATAGCTAATGCTTGAAAGTTAAGTAACACAAACGCTTCACGGGGAAAATAGTGCAGACTGATATTTCCTGTTTCTGCCGCGAAGAGAGACTTAATATCGTTGTTTACGTTTTTAGATATATCGCCAATTGGTGCTGACTTCTCCTGAATTGTCCTTGCCAAACTACGAACACCTGAGTCATCCAAGAATATTAAATCTTTACCAGTAGATACTACGGCATCCCTTGATACACAGCCGACATTAGAGATAGTGTCCGCGAGAGTCATGCTTGCAGGGCTTTCGGCTCCATCATATAGAACAATAGAGTTACGCCCAAAGATCACCAGGAAACCATTGTGAGCGGCTAAAGCAACTATTGTATCGTAACCTGTGGGCCAGACTGTCGTAATGTCAATCGATCCCGTAGACCCTCCTGTCCAAGCTGCTCCGTCAAGTAAGTCTGACCAGTAGATTGTAGACTTATCGGCTGTAAAGTCTGCTACCCATAATCTACCAAACGCTGCTAAACACTCATTACCCTGTGGAGGTGTCCCTGTAGAGTGTGCATGTGATGAGATTGTTTCAACGGAGCCTACGTGATCAGAATACATCAATGGCTCTTGAGCGCGTTGGAACATATACATGTGATCGTTAAACGATACAAACTTCCAGTTGTTAGCACTAATCGTATAAGACGCAGGAGTTGCATCTACTAGAGTAGTTGTCCCGGTAAAGATTTTGTTATTACCTGCTGATAAGAATGTAATATCTCCATCATTAGCTACAAATTCACCCATAGACTCAATGCCATCAGAGCTTCCTAGAACAGCAGCTCCGTTAGTTGAGATCATGCTATAGCCTTTTCTTGAAGCTATACGTCCTTCTTTATCAATAACGCAATTATCTGCCACAGCCGAAAAGCTAGGCTCTTGAGCTAGTGGTGCATCCTGGGTGTTAATACCCGCAAAGCCAGGAGCTGTTATTGTAATGCTCTGTAATTGTTGAGCCATCTATACCACCATGTAAGTTGTTTCTAAGGGGTATCTGTTAGCGTCTACTGCGATTGCATCTGACAAAGCAGAAGAAGCGACGGCAAACTGCTCTGCTGCTGACTGACCTCCTGTCTCACCTCTTTCGCGAAGAGCCATAGCATAGGCCATCTGTACGACAGGATGATATGGCACTTTAATCTTAGTAGAATCTGCCGCTAAGATAGCTTGTGGTGCAGCAATGTCAAATCTTAGTGTATACACAGCGTCAGGTTGCGGATAGACCTTCACCTTCAGGTCATCGTTATCGTCTATGCCACTGACAATGTAATCAGTAGGCGCTGCACTAGCAGGAGTCTGATTAAAGTATAAGTTGTCAAAATACGGGACAGTATTCAGCGTCAAGAATCCATAACCGCTACCGCTCATTGCTTGTTTAATAACCGCACTTTGGCCTGAGCCAGTAAGTGAATACTCTGCCTGATCAATTACAGTAGCAACTTGTATAGTGCTGCGTAATGCAGACCAAGTCCATGAGTCTTCTACTAACTTCTTAGCGTCATTTACTAGATCACCGATTAATCCAGAATACGAAGTTTCTTGTGTAGTGCTAACCTCATCTTCTCTTAATCTGCGGAGGACGTTATTAATTGCTTCTAAGTATGTCATCTACCTGCCTCCAGTGGCTCTTAAAAATTGTTCAAACATCCCAGCAGGAATGTTATCTAGTTTCGTAAACTGTGGCTCAAACAAAATTGAGTCAGTTATAGGTGTGCTGTTAACCACATGAGTAAACAAACCAATTGCACCATCTTTCCCTGCTTGTCCTTGTTGTCCTTGCACACCCTGCAAACCTTGTTCGCCCTGTCCACCTTGTATACCTTGTATACCTTGTTCTCCAGTAGCACCAGTAGCTCCCGTAGCACCTGTAGCGCCTGTAGCGCCTGTAGCACCTATGCCTCCTCTTTCTCCTGTGGCTCCTGTAGCTCCTGTAGAACCAGCAGCACCTGTATCTCCAGCAACGCCTTGAATACCTTGAATACCTTGAATACCTTGAATACCTGCCGTTCCTGCTGCACCAGTAACGCCAATATCACCCCTGTCACCCTGGTCACCCTTGTCACCCTGGTCACCCTTGTCACCAGTTTGACCAAGCAAGCTGCCATCTAAAATACCTTGAACAATAGTGTTGGGAAGGTTTGCTATAAATGATCCTGAGTCTTCTTGGCTTAAAGTATCTATACCGTTTGTTATTTGTCCCTCGGTATTGATAAAAACTGTATCGTTAACAACCCCTGCGTTTTCAGCATTGTTGATTACTTCTGTTCTTTGATTAACAGTTTCAATTGCTGTCTTTTCGTTTGCAGGAAGGTTGTCTATGTCAGCCATGTTTATATCAAAGGTTTCTCCAGTATTGACGTTTTCGTAGACCATAGTGTCAGCGCCTAAATCTGAAGTTCTTATCCATCCTGTAGTGTCTATATTTCCCTCTATTCCTGTAACAGCTTTAGCGCCATTAACATCAGTAGTTACAATATCTTCTAATCCGATAGAGTCTGCGGCTGTAGTGTCTGCTGTCAAGTCTACAAATTCTTCTACTTCTGCCGCTGATTGAGAGGCCGCCTGTACGTCTGCTGTTGTTGCTGTATCACCCGCAAACATCTCGTTACCATCACTTTCATTAAGGTCTAGGGTAGTATCACTTAATACAGAAACTGGATTCAACAAATCGTTATCTAATGAGACGGTAGAAGTAGTGTCAGTTGCACTACTTGTATTTACTGCTCCATCCGTTACGATTTCGTCAGGAATAAATGTAGGGTAGTAACCGCTTGTGCCAGACCCACTGCCTGTATTCGGGTTAAAATTTGGTAGTACTTCCCCCGTCATGGTGTCTTGCCATTTACCTTGAACTCCCTGTGAAGAGGTAGAAGAGTCAACACCCGAACTCATTAACTGATCTAAAAGTTGCTCTTTGCTATCACCAAAAAATTCTAAACTAGAATCTGGAAGCGCAGTAACAGTGTCAAAAGCATCTAAAATAGTAGATTCAACAGTTTCTCCTTCCCCTTCGTTTTCAAAGTCATTACCTAAAGCCCGTTGTGATAGTTTTACAGCCATGTCTACTCGTTGAGCGGCGCTGAATAACTCATTTTCTTCAGGAGTCATTGGAGTGGCTTGCGAACCTCCTCCTCCAAATAAATCCATAGCATCAAAGAGCCTGTAAGCTAAAGCAAAAGGAGCTGTCGCGGGGTTGGCTGATAGAAGATTTAGCACTATTGATTCTGGTGTAGATTCTTGCCCACTGACCGCCCCAACTATAGAGCCTAAACCTCCTGCAAAAACACCCTCGGCATTTGCAAGGTCTGCTAAACTAGCATCGCCCAATACAACTGCCTCTTTTATCTTGTTGTAGTCCTGTAAATTACCTATCGTGTTTTGTGCATCCCCGATGACGTTATATGCGGTGTTCGCCGTACCAAGCAAATCCCCTGTGCCTGCCTCATTTGCAGTGTTGTCAGTAGCACTAAGCGCATACTCGCTATTTGGCCCTACCCCCGTTGGAGATTCGTTTATTACTGGCGCTTGGATAACTGGAACACTTGACGCTCCAGATAACAATGATTCTATAATATCAAAACCACCGTTAGACGCAGATGGAGCAGGAGCTACTGCTGTTGGCTGCATCGCAGAAAGATTTTGATTAATATATTCTTCTGTAACTCCGTAATAAGCTGCTGCGTCGGCAACTGAAAGCTGGCCGCTATTAATTAAATCAACAACTGAATTGGTTTCTTCAACGGAATAAACACCATCAGCCTCTGGAAGAGAGTAAGGTTCAGGTTCAGGAGCAACATACGCAGGTTCTGGAGTGGAACTAGATGCTTGAACCCAACTTGAGCCGTTAAAAGCATGCTTAATACCTCCAGGCGAGGTGAGCGTCCCAGCGCCATCATCAGTAAACCCGTAAGTATTAACAAGGAGTTCCCCTACAGCATCTAGTGCGGCCATAACTATTCCTGTAATGTCTGTTTATCTTTAATTAATTTTAATGGAATGCCAGGGCATACATCTTAGTGAGATTTTTCATTTACTTTTCCCTGCTCACGCCCTTAGTCTTCTCAAAGGTACGCATAGCGCCAAGGCCCAACATCCCCAGCATGGTACTTGTTAAAAGGCTAGTATCTATCTCTGGAACCTCTACCCAAATCCCTATCACTGGAGAGATAATTGTGGAATAGAGCAAGGCAAATCCACATATCCAGCCGATTGCCGGCCTCCAACCCGCTACAAATAGGCTTTTATGGGCCGCCTCAGCTTTGTTAACCTCAATCTGGGCCATGACCTGCTCTTGGCTATGCCGCTCGGCCATAGTCGCAATCTCGTGCGACAGCTTCTCACGCAGGTCTTTGTCTGGAATTACCTTGTCCAGAATAGCCGAGACAGGGCCGATCAATGCGCTAATTGCAGCCAGCATTTATAATGCCAACCAAACTAAACTAACAAAAATAACTAGCCCAATTATTGCGGCTGCACCCAAAGTTAAGTAATTAGTTGTTTGGGCTAATCGCCATATATAGCCACCGATCTTAGCTAAAGCGCTTTTAATCTTTTCCATAATTACCCCAAGTATCTAAACGCCGCACCAATCACAGCGGCTGTGATTAACCACATAACCCGCTCAGTTGAGCGAGTTCTTATTACACCTTCGGACAGTGTGTCTACCTTATCAGCTAGACTAATAACTTTTGACTCAATAGATGTCTGACGGTTAAAAACCGTAACAATCCGCTCCTCAACCCTTGCTAAAGATACGACTGCTTCTTGTAGTGTGTCTATTTTTGACTCAACTCTTGTTAGTCTATCTTCCATGGCTACTTCTCTTCTGCTGGCTCTTCTAAAGACTTTGAGAGTATATTAAAAAAAGCATCGCGGCCCACGTTTAACTGATCCATATTGAATCGTAGGTTGCCTAGCTTCTTGTCTAAATCACTGATGTGGTTAACCATCGCAATTTGCTGCTCAGTCAAGTCTTCAATGTTGTGTTCTACATCGTTAACAGTAATGGTTTTGTTTTCAGTTTTAGCCATTATAAGTTTCCTTTTGTTTAAGTTTAAATTACCACGGTACGCCATTGGTGGTTACAGGGTCTACCTGACCATCAATGTTCGCTTGTAAACTAGTTTCAGTAGCATCTTTATCCACTCCATCAGTCCAGCACCAGCCCAGAACTTCGGCTTCAGTCAGGTCAGCGTATGGGACGTATCCCACTGCGCTTGGATCAGGGCTAAATCCGCAAGTCCCGTAGCTCGTGGCGTTATAGGACACAGCTTGATCGCCTGTGCCTTCTACTTGATCTGCATTGCAGCGCCAGTGCGCTATTACTACTGCACCATCCATATCTGCTGGTTGTAGGTCGTATTCTAGGGTTGAAATCACCCAATTAAATGTTGCCATAATTATTCGCCTTCTGGTGGGGGTGTGGGTGCGGGAGGTGTTTGAGTCCACGCATAAGTTGCAATGTCTAAGTAGTATTGCTCATTTAATACCGTTGATGCCTCTGGATCGTTGGGTGCAAGCACTGTTCGCCAGTAGCTTGTGGCAATAACTTCACCGTCTTTTACGACATCCGTTGTCTTACGAACACCGATAGAGCCTGTTCGCTGTACGTTAAATTCGCTGATATAAATCTCTTCTATGATCGCCATTTTTATCTCCTATGGATGGACTGTCCACGCCTACCGTCCGATAGGCGTATGGTTGTTATGCTGTTTGGTAAACCACTGTAAAATAAAAGTCACCCGAACCACTAGTTATGTCGCTTACTAAGATTGCACCGTCTGTGTCATAGAACTGTGCCGATGTTATTCCATTATCTAATAGCAGCGACCACATAGCGGAAGACGTTGTTACGGCACTTGTATGAACAGTACAACTTGTAAAAATACCTGTTACACCGAAGATGTCACCAGTACCAAAAGGAAAGCCTTGTACGCTAAAGGTGTTACCAGCCGTCATCCCTGTAGTGACTACATTTGGAAGAGCCGCAGTCACCCTCACAGTATTACCCGTTTTCGTGTATGTACCAGTACCTGTAGTACCTGTATTGCCTCCTGAAGATGCATCTGCCGCTGTCGGAGTCCAAGTCCCCTCCTCGTAATCGTCTAGCTTATTAGCAGCACCTGTACCGCCTAAGTAGACACCGCTTGATAGGTAGAGGTCTTTGAATCTTGAGCCTGATGCACCAAGGTCTACTACAGCATTTGCGGTGGTTCCGTTTTTATGTGGCAACACAGCACTCGTACCGAATTGAAGACCGGAATGCGTTGAGCCTACGCTGCCCTCAATAAATAAGTTATCACCGTTGTCAACACCAATACTACCCACGGCTACGCTGTCTTTGCGTAATTCAATGATAGTTCCGTCATCAGTTAAGCGGTTGAAATGAGCTACTGTTTCGCCAGCCCTAGTTGCTGACATAAAACCATCAGCATTAAACTGACCACCTACTGTTGAGCTACTAGCCGCAGTCTTACCCACCAAAAAATCGCCATTGTTTTTGATACGCACGGTTTCTGAAAGAGTTCCTCCATTGTAAGTCGAGAAAGTTAAAGCGTAACTGTTTCCTGCATTTGTGCAAACTTGGCTAATCTTTCCTGTTACACCTGTGCCGCCTGCTGAAGTATCGTTGGTATAAAACTCAATAGCGTTGGCTGTTTGAGCGGCGTTGATTGTCGTATCTGTGTTTTCAATACGGAGTGCCGTTGCTGTGGCGTCTTGTCCTTGAGAAATGTGAAGCACTTGCTGAGGCGAACTATTCCCTATTCCTAACTTCTCAGTAGAAGCGTCCCAGTAAAACTTTGGCGTTGTGCCAGTGTCTTCGTAGAAGGAGATGTCTCCTGTTGTGTGGCCAATTTTAAATCGTGTTCTATTTGTACCTGCGTGTCTGCCTATAAATTCAAAACCACCATAACGAGTTGTGTCAGTCTCATCTTGCTCACTAACAAAACTAGCCATGCTGTCATTAACAGAAATACTAAGGCTTTCGTTTGTGCTGCCAAAACGAGAAATAACAACTGGATTTGCATCATCGTTTGTATCAAAACTTACATCACCATCAACAGTCAGCCCGTCCATCGTGGCTGTGCCTACAACGTCCAATGCAGTCGCTGGAGCGCTTGTCCCTATTCCTACATTGCCAGAGCTGTCGATACGCAAACGCTCAGCTCCAGCAGTACCTACCCTAAAATAGTCACTAGCGTGGTTGTACTCCATATAACCCGCATAAGCTGCTGCACCCGCTGTGCCGTCTGCGAAGTAAATATTTGCCGTTGTTGTGGTACTGGAATATATTGTCATCCCAGCTTCAGCAGAACCATCGCCAATTACTAAATTCTGTGCGCCTCCATAAAGAGAGCTAGGCGAGGTCGTCCCTATTCCTACGTTGCCGTCCACTAAAGTCATCACATCGGTATTAGTGCCAGCAGTTTTAACTCTAAACCGTATTTCTCCATCGTTGGCATCGTGGTAAAACATATTAATACCAGCAAAGAAGTTGTCGCTGCTATCTAAAGCATAAATTCTTCCGAGATAAGCCCCTGCTGACGGCGAAGCAGTTGAATTGCTAAAAGCTAAATCAGCGCCATTACTGTCTTCTAAAGACAGCAAATAATTGGGAGAGTTAGTCCCTATACCCAAAGACGCAGCAGAAGCGTCCCAGAAGAACTTTTGCTCTACGCCACCGTCCTCGTAGAAGCTGATGTCGCCGTTGTCTTCTACTAGAATACGATCTCGCAAAACACCCGTGCTGTCTGATCCAATTAACTTAAAATCAGGTGCGTCTTTATCGTCACCACGAAATGCCTGAAGCTGAAACTTACCAGCGTCAGCAGTGGCTGAACCATCTTCATCGTGAAACTCAATAATACCCAAGCTGTCACCAGCCGCTGTAGTATTCTTTGTTAGCTGTATAGTCCCTGCATTATCCACAGTCAGCCCATCCATCGTGGCTGTGCCAGTAACGTCTATGCCTGTGGCGGTGGTGGCTAGTTTCTTAGAGCCTGAATGATATATCTTAGTCTCGCCCGTAGATTGAATAGCAGCTAAGTATGAGTTTCCTGTCGTGATATCACGGATGTATACATCAGCACCGTCAATACGCAGATTGCCAGTGCCTGTATCTT